GTCTAAATCGCCATTAGCACTAAAGGCAATACATTTACCGTCTGCCTCTACTTTATCTTGTTTAGTTTGAATTGTAAAAATTGTATCAGCGTCTTTACCTAGATAACCTCTAGTAGTAGCACCACTACCGTCATATGGAACAATTTCAAAAGTTATATTATTTGCTGTGCCATAGTTATCAAGAAACTTTTTAACAACTGGAGAATCACCCCACGTTGCTATCTTAATTGTTTGACCAGACATTTCACTAACAGACGAGTAAGTTCTACTACAAAGTATAGTTTCGTATGCTGTAATAGCAACGATTGTATTCTCGTTCATTTCAACTGTTGGTAATGTTTCATCTGTCCATTCTGTACTCCACATAGTAAGAACATTTTTCTTGTTAAAATGTTTCTCGGCTATTATTGGATTATTTGCTTGTACAAAAGTGTGATTAATTTTGTCGCCAATCATTGTGAGTACGGTTCTAAATGCACCATCATTTGATCCTGCATTTACGATTGTTGTTGTACCAGCGAAAGCTGAAATAGGCAATAAAATCAATATCACCATTGTTATTAATAGTTTTTTCATAATTCTAAATATAACATTATTTAGAGGATTTGTCAATGTTGCTTGATGATAAACCATATAAATAGTAATGTGAATTTAAAAATGGAGATTAACTATGGCTATAACAATTGATGGAAAGCAGTATGATGAGAAAACGCTTAGTCCTGAATTACAGAATTATCTAGCAGTAAGACAAGAGATACAAGTAAGCAAGACTAGACATACTATTGAAATTGAGAAAATAGATGTTTTAACTAAATTTTATAACGAGAAGATTATAGAGTTGATTAAAAAAGAAGTACCAGAAACAAACAAAATTACAGATAAAAAATAGATGGCCGCATTAGCTAATTTAACTATAGACCAAGGGGCGACTTTTACTTCAGATGTAACTGTGAAAGACGCTCAAGGCAATGCTTTTAACCTTACAGGTTATACGGCTGCTGCTAAGTTGGCTAAAGGTTTTGCGTCAACTAGAACACGAACAAATATGACTACTTCAATAGCGACAGACGCTACCACAGGAGTAGTTACTCTCTCATTAACAGCAACTGAAACAGCTGCTTTAGACGCTGAGAGATATGTCTATGACCTTGAAATTACATCTGGTGCTACTGTTACTAGAGTTATTGAAGGAATAATTACAGTCCGAGCGCAAGTAACAGTATAATCAAACTCATTTTTGTTATAAATATATAAATAAAGGGAGAGAAGTAATGCCTGATATTACAGCAAAAATTAACGTAGATACACAATCTGGTCCACAAAAAGTTTCAGTAACCATACCATCAACTGTAGCTGTTCAAAATTCAGAATTAAGATTATCCCGCCTTGGTGATGTTGACACAACAAATTTAGATGATGGCGCAATGATTCAATACAGGTCAAGTGATGGTAAATTTGTAACTAGAACGGAAGTAGTTACTACAACTGGAACACTATTATTTAACTGTGGGAGTTTTTAAATAGCATATGGCAACAGTAATACAGATAAAAAGAAGTAATGCGACTTCGGCACCAGCAACACTTAAACTTGGTGAATTAGCTTTAACTTATGGAACAGGAACACAAGGTAATCTAGGAGATAGATTATTCATTGGTGAAGGTGGTGTAGATGGTAATGGTGACGCAAATAATATAACAGTTATCGGCGGACAATATTTTGCCGATATGTTGGATCACGTTCCTGGAATATTAACAGCAAGTGGAGCATTAATTGCTGATTCAAATAAAGCAATAGATGAATTAATTTTAGGTAGTGATACTTCAGTAGGCGGAACAATAAAATTTAATGAAGGCACAAATAATGGTGCAGGACATATTGGACTTAAAGCACCAAATAGTGTAACTTCTACAACTACATTTACATTACCTGATGGTGATGGTTCTGCTGGTCAGTTTATAAAAACTGACGGTTCTGGTTTTTTATCTTTTTCAACAGTTGACCAAGCTTTAGATTTAGCAGGTGATACTGGAACAGACACTTATAATACAAGTGAAACATTAACTTTCGCTGGTGGTTCTGGTATGGAAGCAGTAGTTACTGATAATACGGTAACTATAAATGCAAATGCATTAACAGATTCAAATTTATCTGGTAGTGCCGCTATTGCAAATGATAAATTAGCAAATCCTACTACAACATTAGGATCATCTACTTTAACTTTAGGTCAAACAGAAACAGATTTAGCAGGATTAACTTCTTTAGTAATTGATGACATTACAATTGATGGTCAATCATTTACAACTACATCCGCAAATAAAAATATTAATATCTCACCACACGGAACAGGTTCAATAATTGTTCCTAGTGGATATGAAGATAGAGCAGGATTTCAAAATCAATCACTTGCAAATAAAGCATATGTTGACCAAGTTGCTCAAGGTTTAGATACTAAACCATCTTGTAGAGTTGGAACAACTGCTGATTTATCAGCAACTTATAATAATGGAACATTAGGTGTTGGTGCAACATTAACAGCAAGTATTGTCGGTGCATTATCAATTGACGATATAGCATTAAATGTTAACGATAGAGTTTTAGTTAAAGACCAAACAGACGCAACCGAAAATGGTATTTACGCAGTTACAACTGTTGGTGATGGATCAACTGCTTTTGTATTAACAAGAGCAACTCCAGAAGACCAACCAGCTGAATTAAGTGGGGGTGCATTCGTATTTGTAGAAGAAGGTACTGTTGGTGAAAACAATGGATATACATTTACACATACAGGTGCTCCAACATTTGGATCAACTGATTTAGATGTAGCACAATTTTCTGGTGCAGGTCAAATTACTGCAGGTGCCGCTTTATCAAAAGATGGTAATACAATAGATGTAGAAGTTGACGGTGCTTCAGTTGAAGTTTCAGGTGACGCATTAAGAGTTAAGGCATTAGGTATAACAAATACTATGTTAGCAGGTTCAATTGCAAGTGATAAACTTGCTGATCCTTTATATTTTGCAGACGAATCTTCAACACAAGGGTCTGTAAGAGTTGGTGGAGTTTTAGAATTTTTAGCAGGTGAAGGAATTAATACTGTTGCTACTGGTAATACATTACAAATTGTTGGTGAATTAGCAAGTACATCAAACATAGGAGTTGCGTCTTTTTCTACTGATAATTTTACAGTTACCTCTGGTGATGTTGAAGTTACTACAGTAGATGGTGGAACTTTCTAATGAATCTTTGGAAGAAGATTAAATGGTTTTTGCTTTCAGGAGCACCAGCCATTGAAAAACCAAAGAGTACAAGAGTAACAGTTAAAGATTTAAAAAACAAAACTAAAAAAGAATTAGAAAAAATTGGAAGAAAAATAGGAATAGAATTAGATAGAAGATTAACAAAGACAAAATTAATTAATAAAATTAAATTTAAAGCTAAATTAAATAGAAGAAAATAATGGCAACGACACGAATTAAACCTTTACGTACAGAAGTAGCAACACGTATTCCATCATTAGGTGTTATAGACGTTGGAGAATTAGCTGTTAATATACAAGATGGTAAATTTTATACAAAAACAAGTGCAGGTAATGTTAAAGAAATTGGTGGTGTAGGTGGAATAACATTACAAGAAGTTGTAAATAATGCTGCCATATCTGATAAAGATATTACTTTGAATGGGGCAGATTTGATATTTGAAGGAAATGTAGCAAATGCATTTGAAACTACTTTAACAGTAGCAGAACCAACAGCAGATAATATTGTTTCATTACCTGACGTAACAGGTTTAGCTATAACATCTGGTAATTTAACAAAAGATGGAACAGCAACTGGAGACGCTCTTGCTGGTGAAGGTGACGCCTTAGCATATGGAATAGTTTTCGGAGGATAGAATGGCGAGTACATTTAAAAATGCAGGAATGGCACTTGGTTTTGCTGATACTTCGGTTGCAAATTTATATACAGCTGGTGGGGATCAGACAGCAGTTGTTCACGCATTATATATAACTAATAAGTCAGACGCTAATAATGGTTTTGTAGATGTAAAAGTTACAGTAGATGGTGGAACAACATTTAGATAT